GGTCGCGGTCGCGTTCCTTATCTGTTTTAAGGATACGCGTGCCCTCATAGGTTTCAGAGACCTGTGGGAGGGCGATAAGGAGGCGGTAGCCTACAGGTTTGGGGAGTTGTGCCTCAAACTCTTGTTCGCTGATCTTAACTGCAGCTTCAGTCATCATCGTTGTCCATATAGTTGCGCGAGAGGTCTTCAATGTATGATTTGCTGGCTTCGAGACCCCGAATTAAGCCAACAACTTCCCTGTATGCGGCGTAGTCTTTGGGAGACCCACCCTTCAGGAACTCTTGTGCAGACGAGATGTCCTCGTCGATCTTCTCTACGAGCACGTCAAAGACGGTCTTTGCCATGAATTATTCGTTCCTCCGTTGTGGCCCGGACTGCCGCGCTAGCTTGGCTAACTCCAAGGCTGTTTTATCTTCTGCTTCGCGCCGTGCGCGGGCCAGCTCGACGCCTTTGACTTCTGCGTCAATGGCAAGTCCAGTCTTGTCGACCTTCAGCTCTTCAGCCTTGAGCATCGCGTCGGTCATGCCTTTGACCTTCTGAAGCTGAAGCTGCTGCTGTTTGAACTGGGCGTCCGCCTGATCCTTCGCGGCTTTGCGCTGGACCTCTTGTGCCTTGACCTGCAGCTCGGCCTGCTGGAGCTGGAACATCGGGTCCTGTGCCTGCTGTTGTGCCTGCCGCTGTGCGGCTTCCTGCTGGTGCGCCTGCGTAAGCTGACGCCCTGCGTCGGCGATGAGGCGGGACAGCTCAACCTCGATCTCCTCGGGTAGCTCCTCGTTGGGGGCGGGCAGCGGGGCACCCAGACGCTCTTCGATCTGCTTGCGGTAGTTGAAGCCAAGGTGCTCGGCGATGTGGGCCTGTAGCGCAGCCATGATCTGCTTCGCCATCGGATTCTGCCCGATAAGCTGCATGACCATGGGGTCTTGGAGGAACGACGTATGCGCAGCAATATGCGCATCGTGGTCTTGGTAGATGAACGCTTTCATGGGCTTGTTCATGAGTGCGTCCATGTTTTCGCTGACCGGATCGGTCGGTTTCGCGTCCTCTGGTGTGGGGACGAGCTTGTCGGCGTTCTTGATACCCAGCACCTCGATCATCTGCCGGTGCAACTGGGGCAGGTTGTAGATTTGCGGTGCAGACTGGGCCATCTGCAGCACCGCTTGGTACTGCACAACGCGCTGCGCCATGGTGGAGCTGTTCGGGTCGCTGACGGGAATCACGTCAACCATGTCATAGTCTGACTTGCGGGCGCTGACTTCCCCACGTGCGGGCTGATATGTGTATTCTTCCGGGGCGTAATCGGCGATGATTGCCTTCAGGAGCTTAAACTCCTGCTTCATCGCGTAGTGCACGCGCGCCTGAACTGCTGCCATCGGCTTCAGCGTGCGCTCCAAGAGCGCCAGCGTGGTTCCAACCGGCGCATTTGCCGACATATCAGAGATATTCAGATCAGAAATCGCCCCGAGGCGGCGTCCTTCCTGCGTAATCTGGTTGAGCAGAGCCAACAGCGTCTGGCTGGGCTCTTTGTACGGCAGCGGCATGATATTGTCGCGGATTGACCCCGACGGCACGTCCACATCCTTAAACTCGCCCGGCTCGATGGGCGAATCATCGCCCTTGATGCGCAATCCACGGGTTTTCAGGCCACCCGGCAAGTTAGACAGGGTGCCTGCGTCGACCAACTGGCGAATCAGGCTCGTTCCAGCCTTGGCGTAGCCCCCGATGATGTGAATCAGGCCCAATCCGTAGAACCCAAACCCCGGCACGTAGGGGTAGTGCACGAAGAACTGATTCTTCAGTGCCAACGCGTCGCCTTCGGTGTAGTTACGGCGAATAGCCAGCACCTCCCCGGTGCCCCGCTCGATAGTCACGACGTATGGCTTGGGCAGGTCGTCCTCGTCGTCGACCCCTTCGAGGTTAGTCTCGACGTGGATTTCATATAGCGTGTAGCGGTTGTCGTTTGTCAGCTCGTAGCCACCGCCCTCGGCCTTCTTCTCCTCAATGTCGGAGTGAAACGGCACTGGCTCCCCGAGGTCCACGTCGCGGTAGAACCCCGCGGCCTGCAGCTTGCGAATCTCGTTCTTTGTCTTGCGCATCACGTGCGTCACGCGCTCGGCCATCTCGATGTGGCTCGCACCATACGGGACGATCACGTCCTCGGCAGGGATGTAGATAGACACTTGCCGCCCGAGGTTGGGGTCGTAGTAGACCTTCTTGAACGCAGAGCCTGCCAGCCCGAGGCTGTACAGCATCCGCTCGTGCTCCGACCGATACTCGACCATCCGCTCGGTGATCTCGTAGTTCATGTCGGCCTGCACGCGCGCCGCGGCCTCCATCTTGTCCTTAGTCTCTTCCCCCAGCACCTTTGTGCGCACCGGCCCCGCGGCGGGGAATGTCTCCGACATAGTCTCAGCTTGGAACCGGATGGCCGCTTCGGCCAGCACGTTAGAGTAGACCCCGCAGGCCCCCTCCCACGGCTCCGTGCGCTCCTCCATCTTGAATACCAGCACCTCTAGGCCCTTGACGTATGTATCAGCCCACTCTTTCCGGCTCTCGGTGTCCGCCTCCACCAGCACCACGAAGTCATCGGCGATAGCCCGCAGGTCACCCTCATCGAGCAATTCCGCGAGGTTTGCATCAAAATCGGCAAGATCGGTAATATCGGCATCGGGGACGATTGTGATCTCCATGCTGCCGTCGTCTAGGACAACTGCCTCCGGGTCGAGGATTTCAATCTCCAGCTCATCGCCACCGATCTCCATCTCGCCTTCGAGCATGTCTTCCATCTCGTCGTCTAGACCTTGCGGCGCTGCGTAGATTCCCTTTTCGATAGCCATCTCTTATCCTCTCAATAATAGCCGCCGCGCCGCTGTTTGAAGTACCGCACATCTTCCGGCTCGTCCGTGGGCAGACGGATGAACCCACCCTGCCGGAACCGCATCAGTGCCATGACAGTAGAGTCCACCAAGTCGTCGTGACTCATGAACGGAAACCCTGCAATCTCTTCGATAACTTCTTCTGCCCAACGTGTCTCGGGCATCCAGACCAACTCTGACGCTACGATGTCTGCAACAGAGTTCAGGCGAGCCAGCTTATCCCCCGACCCACGATGCGGTGTATATTCCGATACAGGTAGCCCCATACGGCGCATCTCCTGATACAACGCGGTGCCTGCGCTCTTCTTCTCCACGATGAATGCGTCTGGTTCCCATTCCTCGTATTCTTCCATCGCAAGCCGTTTCAGCTCAGGGAACTCCATACGCTCTTTTATGCTATTTAACAATATAATATTGTAAGCACTGGTATGTTCGTTCAGGAACACACCCCATGTCGTCAGTGCCGTGAAGTCCGCCCGGTTGTGTTTCTCAGCTGCAGCATCGAGTGACATGATTATGTACTCGCACGAGGGCGGACGCTCGTCCGTCCACCGCTGCCACCACTCCCGCTTGATGAGCGCGGCTTCCTCGGCTGTGGGCTTCTGCTGGTACTGCGCGTTCCACTGGAACACCGGCATCGACGCCTTTGTCCGCAGCAGTGCCTCCATGTCGAAGAACTCAGGCCAGAGGGGCTTTTGTTGAATCTTCCCGCTGCGCTTGTTTTTTATGTCTAATATCGCTGGGAACTCCACAACCTCGTACTGGTCGGCCCGCTCGTTCTGTGCCATGTCTCTCGTCACGCGCCCTGTCAGGTCGTCGAGGTGCCAGCGTGTCTGGATAATTGCCACCCGACCGCCCGGCATGAGGCGCGTACGAGCACCGAATGTGAACCACTCGTAGGCTTTCTCGAACACCGAGAAGTTGCCATTAATCACATCCTGTTCCGAGTGGGGGTCGTCCACCAGCAGCAAGTCAGCACCGCGGCCAGCGAGCGCCGACCCGATACCACACGCATAATACTCGCCGCCGACGTTTGTGTTCCAACGCCCTGCTGACTTACTATCCTGCGCAAGTGTGACGGTCGGAAACACCTCTTTGTACGCATCGGTAGCGATCAGGTTACGCACCTTGCGCCCGAAGTCGACGGCCAGATCAGTGGTGTGGGACACCATCATGACCTTCTTATTGGGGTTTCTCCCCAAAAACCACGCCGGATACATAATAGACACGAGCTGCGACTTGCCGTGACGGGGTGGGATATTCACGCAGATGCGGTCCTTGTCCCCACGCTCGATAGCCATGAGCATATTTGCAAGGATGCGGTGGTGTTTCCCAACAATATAGTCTGGCTGCATCTTCTTGCAGAACTCAATCAGGTCATCATAGGCACCCTGATTTGTTTTCCTGCGTGTTAGCTCGTCGACCATGCGGTCGATCTCTTCTATCTCCTCTGGAGACATACTGTCTAACTTACCCAGCAGCGCCTCGATTTCGGCGTCGCCTATGTCCAGCACCTTATTCATCGGTCTCAGCGTCCGATAGGCCAAACAACTCGTCCACATCGGTCGCCTCGCCGTCTATAATGACTGCATCCTCGACGGGTGGGGGTGGTTGTGTCAGCTTTTGCAGCTTCTGGCGTAGCTTTTCCTTCAGATCATCCGTCGTCTGGTGGGTTATTGTCACCTCACTCTTCTCAACGAAGAGCCCGACGTCCGAAATCTTGCCCAACAGCTCCAATGCCTTCAACCGCACCCTCGGATCAGGGTTTTCGGTCTCCAAGATGAGCTTGTTTGTGACCAAATGGCGGACGGTCACGGCTGAATCCACAACCTGACGGCCAAATTCGGTCAAAATATGGTGTGTTTCACGCAAAACCGCTGGTGTCAGCTGTGCTGCACGGGGTGTCGTGGTGGCCTTTGAGGTCGTTTCGGGGTCTTTGGCGTATGAAACCGCCAACTCTGCAGCCGCAGCCTCGTCTTCCTTCGTAGGAACGACGCTCAACCCGTGGTTTGACAAGAGCGCAACCGTCTTAGCGCAGGCTGCTGCCCTCGCTTTTAGGTCGATCTTGGGTGCACGCTTGCTAAGCGGCACACCTTTCTCGGGTGTGAGTTGTAATACCATGTCTGCTCGCAGGCTGTAGGCCGTTTCGTGGTATGTTAGTTGTTTTGGTATGTTTCCGCAAGACTCCGTAGCATAGCGCCTCTTGGCTTCTTTAGGTGTAATAGAGGACGTGTGGTTAGTTCTTACCCATAATTTTTACACATAATTTTTTGCACCGGGGGGACCCGTGGGTCCCATAAGGGGGGTGTTCCCTGTGTACGCCGCCGAAAGTCGGGGGGTAGAAAAACGTAAGTCTTTGAAAATAAAAAATAAAAAACCGGGTTAATTTTGTCCTAGCGAGCGTCGAAGTCTTTGGGATGGGGTTGTTCGTGCAGATTAGTAATACAGAGAAGAGCGCGGAGTCCCAAAACAAAATCGGGGGGTGGGGGGCG